GTCACGAATCCTTTAGATTCGACTAATGACTATGACACTCTTCCCATTTCGGTGATCTTTGATCACCCTGAGTTCGGTTTTACCGATACTCAGATGAGTCAGAATGCAGCAGCGCTTTTTGCGTTTCTGTCTTCTGGTAATATTACTAAGATTTTTGGACTTGAGTCCTAAATCTTTTGAAGACTAAGTGGAACTGTCCTGCCGACATGGTAGGAGGAGATTGTCTTGTGGCTTGATGTTGTCCTTCAGTTTCTGGAGGTAACATGAAAAGCAACAAGGACTTATGTCCGAGTGACTACCTTAGTATGATGGAATGCATCCTTAGGGATGTGTCCATCAAGTGCGTCGCTGATTTCTCGGATTTACGTGATCTATGTACTATCAGATCACGGGTCAAAGAAGAAGGACTGTCGTTTTTGACAATCACTCTACCTCAGTTCTGTAAAGACTTCGAAAGAAGCCTAGAACAAGGGTTTATTGACTCTACTCTCTTCCGAAACTTTAAAAAGGCTCGGAATCAGAAGAAATTAGCATACCCTGCATTTTTGCAAGGAATGCTTAGTCAAATCTTTGACCGCGAGACAGGGAGAATTTTAAATGTTAAAGAACTTAGTGATCCAACTCATGTCGCTCTTCTTGTTGCTGGCGTCAGACAAATTTGTCTCGTCTGCAAAAAGTTGGAGTTACCGTGCACCCCCGAAAGGGAAAGTGCAGCGTTGGACAACTACATCGAAATTGAACGCTCCTTTGAGATGTTTGCGTTGCCGAGAGAAGATAAGCTTGCATTTAGCAGCGTATCTTCTGTGCTATGGGATAATCTCGTGGGCAATTTATGCCTCGATATGTTATCTCCTAAGCACGGTCCCGGCGCCACCGCCGAACGTATTTCTGGAAATCAGAAATATATTTGGCGTGGTTGGCATGATCGTCTTGAACCTTTCTTCCCTCTTTTAGGCAGTGCCTATCCAATTGGTTTAACCAATATGGTGGGCGCACGCTTTCAGACGGAGTTCGATTTAGTATCGATCATTAGCTCGGGGTTAGAGCCACCCGTAAGGGTGACTCTAGTTCCCAAAACTCTCAAAAGCCCAAGAGTGATCGCAATTGAGCCCTGTTGTATGCAATTTGCACAACAAGGGATTCGAGGTGTCTTATATGACGCTATCGAATCATACTGGTTAACAGCTGGTCATGTGAATTTCACAGATCAATCTATTAATCAGAGCTTAGCGAGAACCTCGTCGGCCGACGGTTTATTAGCAACGATAGACCTGTCTGATGCAAGTGATCGTGTTCCGCATGATCTTGCTATGACCATGTTTCGTGCGAATCCTGACATTCAGGGTGCAATCGAGGCGTGTCGATCGACAGCTGCTTATCTTCCAGATGGGAGACTTGTTTTCCCTCTTCGGAAGTTTGCATCTATGGGTAGCGCGTTATGTTTTCCGATTGAAGCCATGTACTTCTACACTATTTGTGTAGTGGCTTCTTTACGGTTTCATGGCCTCCCTGTCACTTACGAGAACACTTTTAAAGCTTCTCGTAGTATTTTCATCTACGGTGATGATATTATTGTCCCCGTAGACATAGCGACCACTGTTCTTGATCATCTTGCTCGGTACAACTGCAAGGTGAACTCGGCAAAGACTTTCTTAACAGGAATGTTTCGAGAGTCTTGCGGTACGGATGCTTTCATGGGAGTGCCGGTAACACCGGTGTATCTCAGGAAATTGCTTCCGAAGAACAGGCAGCAAGCTAGCGAATGTGTTTCTAACGTTGCCTCTGCCAATCAATTTGCAAAAGCAGGTTATTGGCACACTGCGTCTTTCCTCTTCTCTAAAGTCGAGGAGGTACTCGGGCCTTTGCCCAGTGTACCAGAACATAGCGCTGGTCTTGGTCGTAACTATTTGTGGCGCACTGCTCCACGAAGGTGGAACAGTGATCTCCAGTGTTTTGAAGAGAAGCATTGGATAGCCTCTCCAGTTTATCGCACTGATGAATTGGATGGTTACGCTGCTCTGAGTAAGAGTCTTGCGTCCCTGGCGTGTACTCCTAAAGAGTCTCGCTATGCTAAGCTCGACGTCCTAAGAAGCTTGGGCCTACCGAGTAATTCTTCTATTTCAGATGAATGGCTCGTTAAGGATCCGCTTCACTTGGAGCGATCTGCACTGCACGGCGCAGTTACACTTAAACGCCGTTGGATCCAGGCACCAGGTGCCTGGTTTGCAGAATAAATCTGCTAGTGGAGGGATATCATCCCGGACAGGCTTGTGTATTCAGGTTGATAGGGGGTTGGGGTCCGTTAAGACCCAACCTACCTACTCCTCTTCTCCTTTATTGGAGATTTTTACACTTATGCCCGTCTGGACATGGCAGTGCACCTCCACTGTCC